TTGTGCAATATTTGAAAAATTTGGAAATGATGACATAAACTTTATTTAATTTTAATTATTTGTAAAATCCGATACTATTTCTATATAGTTCAATGGAATTCTTAATACAGTTGCTTCTGGAAATCCCAATGGTGCATCATGTATATTATTTGCTGATGCTATAATCCACCAAAGTGTTGGGTCTTGATAATATTGAAATGCTAATGTATCCAACCTATCACCCAATTCAGTCATTACATAGACATCATCATCTCTTAATGGAATATTAGGATATAGTTTTGGTCTATATACTATCCTACCATCGTGAGTTTTTTTAGTTTCTAAATTATAATATCTACTTTGCATTTTCTATAATGATTTAAGTTCAGCATTTTCTAAAAATTTTACAGCTGCTTCGCTTGTGGTACAATCTTTACCCGTTGCATATACAACTTCTTTTCCATTTAAATAAGCAGTTGCAATAAATTGACCAGGTTTTTTTGCATTTGGTTTTGTGTATATTAATAACGAACTTTGGGGAGGAGATTTAGTTACATATGTTTTAACAAATTTTCCTTTTACTGGGTCATCTGCTGGTATTGGTTGTTTTGGTTTAGCTCCTTCTTCTATTTTTGTTCCACCTTTAGCTTCTTCTATTTTTTTAGCATCAGTACCAATTGGCGTAGATGTTGCAGTTGATTGTCCAGGATTATTTATTTTTGCTGCAGTATTTACTGTGGTTTCTTTTGCCGCTGATGTATTAACTGTAGCTTCTGTTTGCGATACACTATTTTTGGTATTTGCATCAGATGCTATTTCAGCTGATTTTCCTGTGGTCTCGATACTAACTTTTGGAACTCTTGGTAACTTATCAAATCCATATAAATAACCATTCTGAGTACTACTTTTTGATTCTACTAAATTCAATGTTACGCTTACATCAATTACTTTAGGTAATTTATAATTGTTTAATGTTGTAGATTCTGCGTTTATCGTAAATGTTTCATTATCAGCCATTCCCATACCAGCAGTAGGTCCAACTTCCCAAGTACCATTATCATCAACAGTATATGATAATTGTGAAATAAAACATTCTTTATTTTTATATAAATTACCAATAGTAATTCTAAGAAATGGTGCTATCACAGCTATACCTTTGTTATATGCCTGTGGATATGCTAAAGAAGTTAAAAAGTTTAATCTTTGCCAAGCTGCTATATGCTGTAATGGTGTAGTTGAATATACTTTAAAATTAAAAGATACACTTCTTTCTATACCAGTATAAGTCCAATATGGAAATGGTGAACCAATAAATTTAGCGGAATCCCAAGTTGGTGTTGTAGTTTCAGTAATACCAGATAGAGTTGCTCTAAAATTTACAGATTCTCCCTTTGCAATTGATGTAAATTTTAAAGTTACAAAATCATAATCATCTAATGTAGAATCCCCTACTTTCAACGAACTACCTTTATATTGAGTGTTTTCATTTACAAAATCAGATTTATCATTACTATCAATACCATATTTTGTTTTTAAAGTTACTTTAGGAGTTTGTCCATCTTTTAATGATGAATAAGTAGTTATACCAACTGCTTCTCTAGTTGCAGATGTTGCGCTTGTATTTAATGTTGAAGATGCCGCATTCAAAGCTGCCAATTTAGATGATAAATCATTTCTTAATGCAACATCATCTTGAGTTTCATCAACCGTATCAGAATATTTTGTTTTACCATCATTTTTTGATTCAACTCCAGCTGCTATTGCTTTATCATCCTTTCCTGCTAGTCTTTGTTGTCCTTCTTTTCTACCCTGTTCTAATTTTGCAGTTGCTTCCTTTTTTGTAGAATCTATTTTTTCTGATATAGATGCAAATGGATTTTTAACTGGTAGTTTTTTACCAGCAACGGATAAATCAGCTGGCGCTTCAGGTACACCCGGTTTAGTTACAACCGCTCCTTTAGATTTTTCTGCTTCGTTTGATACATTTATTGAATCAAGTTTTGATGATAAATCATTTCTTAATTTAATATCAGTTGATTTAGCATCTATTGTAGATGAATAAGTAATCTTAGCATCTTTAGCTCCTGCAGCCGCATCTTTTTTAGTATCACCTATTTGTGTTTTACCATCTGATATTGCTTGCTGTCCTTGCTTTTGTGCAGCTGCTAATTTAATTCTTCCATCGGCCGTTGCTGTTTTTAACTTATCACTAACACTTGAAAATAATCCACCAGTAATATCTAATCCTTTTGATTTTGGTACTAATTCATCTATTTTTTTATTAACAGAAGAACCACCACCCAATGCTTTTGTTTCTTGTGCAACTAAAACCGATGAAAGGTCATTTCTTTTAAAGAAATCCTCATCAATTGGATTTACTGTATCTGAATATTTTCCTGAACTATCGTATTGTACTTCTTGCTCACTTTTACCTGCTAAGTTTTGTGCACCCTGCTTAGGTGCTCCAAATAATTTTTTCTTTATTTCACCTTTAAGTAAATTTATACCGGCTCCTAATAACTGATTACCAATTTGCTTAGGAGTTCCTCTTGCACTATTCTTTAAAACTTGTCCAATTAAATTACCTTTTGAATCGTTTTTGATTTTAGCAAGAGTAATCATTGTATCAGGTTCTTTACCTGCTTTGAAATCTGGGTTTAATGAAATCTTAGTTGGTATAGTTGATTCAGGAAAAGCAATACCCAATTTACCTGCAACTTTTAATCCAAAGTTTTCTGCTTTTTTAAGGAAGTTGCCAACAATACCAGCATCTTGTGGGTTATTGGAATTTACACTATCCTTCATTATTTCAACTAATCTAGTTGATTTTTTTTGAAATTTAAATATATCAGTACCATATATTAAGGGTGCTGATAATTTATTTATTATTCGTAATCCACTTGTTTCTTCTTCTAATCTACTCTCACCTTTTGTTGTTGATATTTTTCTTCTTAGTGCCGTTGCTACTCTAAACGATGGTTGTAATAATACCGTAGTGTTAGCACTTATAGGCAAATCCTTACTATTACGGATATCATATTTCTGCTCAGCGGTTTTACCATCTGCTAACACTTTGGTCTTAAATAATTCTTCTATTGTCTTACCCATCGTTATCTTTTACCATATGAATTTGAACTACCTTTATCAACTATTGATGATATTTTTGATGTAACTTTTTGTCCATCCATATGAACGGATATTTTACCAGAACTTAAATCTGCTCTTAAACCTTTTATTTCATCTATTAATTCACCAGTTCTATCTCCCTTATCACCACCTTCACCACCACCAAATAACATAGCTGCTCCACCGGCAACTAAACCTAATGCCATTAAAGCAGGTAATGCTAACATACCACTAACAGCAACAGCTGCTAATGCAAATGCCAATACACTTAATGCTCCTGCTAATCCTAAAATTGGCATATAATCTATTTGAGATACTGCTGATATTTGTTCCATTATAGCCGGTAGTGATGATGATATTGCTGAGAATCCACTACCAACCATTGTTAATCCCGTACCTAATACTATTAACGCAATTCCCAATCCTGTCAACGCCAATAAACCAGCTCCAAATACTAATGCACCAACTCCAGTAAACATTAATGCACCTAATGCAAATACAGCTCCTCCAAATATTACCAATCCAGCTGCTGCTGCTAATACAGAACCAATATCCAATCCAGCTATTAAACTCATAGCAAATGCGAATGGAATCAATGCCACTCCTAATAATGCTACTGCGATAGCTCCTTTAATCATTTCACCCTGTGCCTTTCCTAATACATAAGCTATTGTTGCCAATCCAACCAATCCAACCAATCCTTTACCAACATCTTCCCATTTAACAGTTGCAAACTCTTGGAATGCTTTAGCAGATACCCAAAGTGCTGCTGCTAATATTAATAATGCGGCCGCTCCTTTTATTAAATCACTTGCTTTTATTTTTCCAAATTTATTAGCTTGGTCAGCTCCCCCACCACCTGCTGCTGGTGTTGTTGCTGCGGCTGGTGTTGCTCCTGCTGCAGCATTTCGTTGTGCAAGTAATTCTTTTCCTTTTGAAAAACTACCACCAGCAAATTGAGATGCAGATTCCGCAGGTCCACCCTTACCAAGCATACCCATCACTTTACTAGCACCAGCTTTAACTATATTTTTTACAAATTCTGCAGATGATTTAACTATACCACCCATATTAACTCCCAAAGAACTTAATCCAGTTCCCATTTGACCAACTGCAATTAAACTACTACCAAATCCAGTTACTATCTTACCTAATGGACCCGTTGCAATACCCGTCATAGTTTCCCATATAGAATCCCACTTAGATAATTGTACAGTACCATCATCGTTTAACTTATCAGAATTAGCTGCCATCTTTTGGAATTCATCAACCGATAATCCCAATAATTCTGCTGCTTTCCTTTTTTGGAAGATATCCATTTTATTGAATTCTTCTATACCACCTAATTGTTGTAATGTTTCTTTTACAGCCCCACCAATATTTCCTTCATATGCCAATCCCCTTGCTCTATCTAAGTTAAGTTGTTTACCTAACATAGCTCCCAATTCCATTTCACTATTAATAGATGTTTCAAAATCTAAAAGAGAATCAGTTACTTTAGTTAATGAATCCATACCAACACCTAACTTAGCTGCTGCTACTGCTGCCTTAGCTATATTTAATCCACCATCTTTACCATATTCTGCAAACGCTTTTGATGAACCAGCAACATCTTTCATTAAAGAATCAATAGGAACACCAGCTGCTTTACCCATTGCTTTTGTAGTTGCCGCCATATCCATAGCAGTTGCGGCAGAACCTTCGTTCATTCTTGCAAAGTTACCAACCACATTTGCAGCCTCAGCACCACTAATACCCATATTAGTTGCCATTAAGTTGGCATTTAATTGAGTACTAAATGATACATCTTTTAATCCACCAAATTCTTTAGATAATCCTTTTGCTGTTTCTTCTGCATCTTTAAATGCAAATCCCAAAGCAAATGTTGATATTTGTGCTGAATCTACATACCCTCCAAAACTTCTAACACTCTTACCCCACTTATCCAATCCCATACCAACACCCATAACAGCCGCTCCCATAGCACCCATCAAATTGGATGTTAATAGACTCGCCGTTTCTAATATGCCACCAATTGTATCTTTTATACCATCATATACAGCTAATTGTTTTTCTAAAAATTGTTTTTGAGTTTTTGTCATTTTGCCATAACTAGCAGCCATTGTATTTTGTGCTGCTAAATTATCTAAAATAATCTGGTCTTCTGAGGATATTATTCCTATACTTTCTTCTATATCCCTATATTGATTTAGTAATGCAGTATGCTGCTGAACATCTTCAATTGTTAGTTTTGCAATATCTCTATTAATAGATGCTAATTTATCAATCTTAGTTACTTGGTCTTGTGTTAGTGAATTACTTTCTTGAGTTTTTGCAATTCTATCTGCTTCAAATTTACTTAAATTTTTATATAGACCAGTCAAGCTATTATTGATTTCTTCGGCATTTTTTGCACCATCTAATCTTTCCTGATTTAATTTTTTTAGTTCTTTGGCTGCATTTTTAGTTTTTTCTTCTTGAATAACTAAATACCTGTTTAATAAATTTTGATTTAGGGCAGAGTTTGCTCTTGCTGCCGCAATAGCTTTTTCACGATCTTCAATTTCTTTAAGTATCGTAGCCCTTCTCCTTAAATCTTTTTCTTGGTCTGCCATTTATTCAAAAATTGCGTATTATGAATACTTTTTAATGAGTTGTGAAAGTCTTTGTCTTTCATTCTCAATTCTTTCCATACTATCAATTACATCAGGCGGAAATTTGTTTTGTTTCGCTTGTTCTAATGCTCTATTAACGGCGTTTGTTTTTAATCCATCAAAAAATGCATCAGTAAATTTTTTAGCTGCACCAAATAGTCCTTCTTCTACGGGTTGTTTTTCTTTAGACATAGTTTTATCCTTTTATATTGTATAAATATTGGATAATAAAAAAGTGAGGATTAACGCATCCTCACTTTCGATTTACTTTGAGCTTTTTTCATCTCCTCAGCTTCTTTTTTCTTCATTTCAACTAATTTATTGAAATAAAACCTTCTTAAATATACAGGCATATGGTAAACTTCAGACCAAGTAAATCCATTACTGAACTGAACCATCTCCCAAATTTGAGAATGTAATTGTATCCTATAATCAAGCGGTAGGGTAAAAAAAGTTAATCCCGAAGGGTATATCCAGCGCCTCCGATTCACCAGTTATTTGTGATGTAAATTGGAATGTTAAATCCAAATCAGGACTTATTTCCTTAACGTACTTTCTAAAAGCCTTTGTATCTTTTGCTAAGAACCCATTATACACCCATCTATTTATAAATCCTCTATCAGTATTACCATCAACGGATTTAATCATATACTTCAATCTAGTTGTAACATCATATGAAGTAGATGCGTTTTTATTTAATTTTTCTAAAGCCTGTGTTTCTTTTGTTATTTCTTGCTCATCACCATGCGTAAGTAATTTAAATTCAATTTCTTTACCATCAGAAGGTAATATAAATTTGTATGTATTTTCTGAATTTAAAACATCAGTATTTATATCTTTTGTTTGAACTTTACCCAAATCAATAGTTACTGCTTGCTTTTCTAAAGTAAAAGGGTCAGTCATTTCTATTTCATAATCAGCACCATATCCTAAAATACGAGTTGCCAAAAGGATAGCGTTCTTATCACCAATATAAATATCATTTGGATTTACACCTGGCTCAACTACAACCGATTCAAATAATTTATCTAAAACTATACCTTTTTTGATAAGATTTTGTGATGCAAGAATATCTTCTTCTCTTGCTGTCATATATTTGATTTCAATCGTACCCTTTCTTAATGGGTGTCCTTCTGGGTAAACCAATCCTTGTGATGGTAATTCAATGGTTTCTGTTGGGAAATCATTTTGTTTTGGTGCGGTTTGCATTTGCACCTTAGTTGTATTTGTCATTTCTGCCATAACGTTGTTTATTTGTTTGTATATATAAATACATAGAAATTAAAAAATTAGAAAGCATAAAAAAGGGGATACTTTTGATATCCCCTTATTTTTATTATTTTTAGATTAGAATTCTAAGATTGCGTAATCATAAGATAGTGTTAATTCGATTGTTGCTGGTTCGTTAGAATCGAATGATAAATCTCCAAAGTTTGCTTGAGAGATAAATGCACCTTTCAACTTCCATTGTTCAATCTTATCACCAACTGGTCCTAATAAATAGAAATCAACATCTTTCTTATAGAAATCAGCGTATCCATCTCTACCAGTGATTGATTCATGTCCTAAACGAATCCACTCCATTACCGCTTGTGCTCCAGAAGGAACGATTGGGTCATAAAGTGTGATAGTGATATCTTGCCACTCACCTTTACCTTTCAACTTTCTCTTTACGTTGATATGGTCTAAAGTTACGGTTTCAAATTGAATTGTAGGTCTATTTGCTGCCTTTACAAGATATGAAGGGATATTGTCTATCTCCATCACATATCTATTTTTCATCTTCGGTTCGAAGTTCGTATAGAACATCTTATCAAACTCTAATATTTCTGCCATTTTTTATTCCTTTTATTTGTATTAATAAATATCTACTTTATTGATTTTCGTATTATGCGTTAAAACTTGCTCCAGTTGGTAAGATGTTGAAATCTATTACGATAAATTCCGCTGTCTTAGCCGGTTGTAAGAAAATTTGTCCTGCTAATATGTTTCTATCAATTACATCAGGTGTGTTGTTACTTTCATCCATTACAACTCTGAAAGCGTATAAACCTTGTCTTTGTTGAACTGCCTCTAAGTAAGGGTTCACAGTGTTTAAGAATCTTTGACGAGTTGTAGAAGTATTTTGTTCGAACACTAAGAAACGAGATGTTGAAGCGATAAACTTCTTAAGAGTAATAAGTAATCTTCTAACATTGATTCTATCTAAAGCAGATGCCTTATCTTGCAATGTTTTCT